TCAATGGAAGGCGATTTCGACACTGGAAACGTTAGATACAAAGCTAGAGAGAGATACGCATTTGGATGTTCAGACTGGAGAGGAATCTTCGGAACACCTGGAGTGTAATCTTAAACAATTTATGTGGCGGAACATAGTTTCGCCACATTTACTAAATAGAAAGAAAAAATGAAAAAATTCCTAGTACAAATTAATGCTTATCAATATCACGCTAAATTTGAGGTTTTAGCTGAAGATAACGTTGAATCTATTGAAAATTCAATAGTTGACAAACTAGGACAAAAAGATATAAAGTGGGACTATCTTGGAGAAATGATGGACCCAAGAGTTAAAAGAATAACCTATGAGGAGGTTGTTGATGGTACAAGACCTGTACAAACAGAAAAGGTCCTTGGAGTTGAGGTGGCAACTGGAGTATGAGCAAAATGGTAAATATACTCTGGATATGGTCAAAATTGATAATGCTATTAAAAACACTATCAATGAGATTAAAGCCGAGGAATCTAAAATTGCAGATAGAGAAAATGCAATTAATAGTGCTGCCGCACAAGTTTCTGTAGCTACTTAAACAAAAGCTACATCGCTGAAATCGTACATTTCTCGTAGGATTGCTTGCACTCTTCAAAAATTTAAGCTATAAATCACTTACTATACAAATTTAATAATCATATAAATGTAGACGCGTATAGTCGACTGCCCTAGGGACTACATTTAAATATTCTAGGAGGAATATTATGGCAAACACAACGTTTAATGGTCCAGTTAGATCCGAAAAAGGATTTCAACAGATCAATAAAGGAACTAACACAGGAGTTGTTACATCAAGGTTTCTAGGAATGAAACCAGATTTAACTAGCTTAACAGCTACTGCTGTTGCAACATCAGGTACGTTAACTTATGCTGCTAATGTAATTACAATTAATGATTACACAGGCGCAGCTGCTCAAGCGGTAACATTACCAGCAGCAACTGTAGGAACTATTGTAGTGCATCTTCAATCAAAAGATGTAGCGAATGCATCAGTTGCTACACTTAGCTTTGATTGTGCAGGTGACGATGTATTCAGAACAGGTTCAAAAATTGAAACTACTTCTGGTGCAGAAGTAACTATTGATACGTCTATCGCAGATGAAACTAAAATGACGTATACACCTGTTAATGCAGCAACAAATATATTTTCAACTGGTTGTTATCTATATTTCACATGCTTTGAAAAAGGTATTTGGAATGTGGCAAGTGACCTATCAAAATATACAACAGCTACTGCAGGAACTTTCCTGTTCAGTACTTAATAGATAAACTTTGTGAGCTCCTTCGGGAGCTCGCAGAATAGGAGAAAAATTATGAGTACATACCCAGTAGATATAAAAAGTACTAACATTACCTCATCTGGAGCGGGAACGATTTTTGCTGGCCCGTGTAGAATACTTGGACTTTACTATAATGGAAGTGCAGGTGCAGGATCTATAGAAATTTTAGATGATTCTACTAGTCTATGCACGATTGCTTCAGGGACTGGAACTGTATATATGCAATTTCCAGGAACTGGTCTTCGTTGTGAAACAAGTGGAAAATGCACTTTAACAACTATTGACGAAGTTACATTCTTTTACGGTTAGGAGGATAAATGGCAACATCAGGAACAGTTGCGTTTGAGCCTTCGATAACACAATGTATTGAAGAGGCTTATGAAAGATGTCAAGTTCAATTGACATCGGGTTATAACTTAAAAACAGCTCTTTTTTCCTTGAACATTTTATTTTCTGAATGGGGAAATAGAGGTCTTCATTTTTGGACAGTTTCCAATACTAATATTTATATAAATAGCGGACAGAATACTTACGATATTTATAAAAGTGCAGCCGCTCGAGGATCAGATACTACTAATCCAGCTAGATCAGATGCATCTAGTACTTTTATTTATAATGCTACAGATATTTTAACGGCTTCTTACCGAACTAATGATGGTACAACTGATCAATCTGATATTACATTAACTAAAATTGATAGATCTACTTACGCAGCATTAACAAACAAAGAATCTCAAGGAACTCCAAGTCAATTTTGGATTCAAAGATTTATTAATAAAACTACTTTAACTTCTTATATTACACCAGGTTCTTCACAAGCCGGTAAATTTTTTAATATTTATTATGTTAGAAGAATTGAAGATCCAGGAATCGCCTTTCCTGATACAGGAGCCCCTCAAACAACAGGTACTCCGTATGCTAATCACCCAGAAGTACCTTATAGATTTTACCCATGTTTAGTTTCAGGGTTGGCTTTCTATTTAAGTCAAAAAATTAATCCTGCAAAAACACAAGAATTAAAATTATATTATGAAGATGAATTAGCGAGAGCCTTAGCTGAAGATGGTTCTGCTTCTAGTTCATTTATTACACCTCAAACTTATTATCCGGCGGTATCCTAATGACAGCGCGATTTGCCCAAGGGAAATATGCGCTTTCCATTTCAGATAGAAGCGGTCAAGCATTTCCTTATTTAGAAATGGTGAGAGAATGGACAGGAGCATGGGTCCATATTTCTGAATATGAACCTAAGTCTCCTCAATTAGAAATTAAAGTTACTGGAGGAGATCCTCAAGCTTTAATGAGAGCTAGACCAGCTAGAACGGAATTTGAGACTACTACTTTATTACAATTTAATCCTTTTTTTACTACAACCGCTGGAACTTCAGTAATTAGAGTTTATCAACCAGGACATTCCAGAACTATGGGAGATACCTATAGGTTTTATGGTCCTCCTACAGTATCACCAGGTACAGGAACAACGAGTAATCCAGTAGCTACATATGCTAATATTCCTAATTTTGATGGAATTAATGGAGCTACAATTTCTAGAGCAGCAGGACATGTTATTTCTCAATGGGGGACTACTTATGTTCAAACTTATAATAATTATCAATTTACAGTTAGTGGATCTAATGCTACAACTGGTAATGTACAAGGAGGAGGAACTGTTTCTATAGGACCAGTTACCTTAAAAGCATAATGGCAGGATATACATATTCAACTTTAACAACAGCAATTAGAGATTATACTGAAGTAGATAGCTCACTTTTTACATCATCTATTATAGATAATTTTATTATGTCCGCTGAAAATAGAATTAATAGAGATGTAGCAACTGATGCTCAAAGAAAATATCAAACAGCTACTTTAATTGTAGGTCAAGGAACTTATAATACTCCTGGTAATGAAGATTTTATTAGAGCTATTAAATTAACTGATTCTAATAATGATATGTGGTATCTCCAAAAGGTAGATCAAACTTTTTTAGATGAATATACTCAAGATGAAGTAGCTAATACAGGTAAACCTAGATACTATGCTATGTTTCAATCAGGTCAAGGAACTAGTAATAATACTAATTATTACAAAATTGCCCCTTCTCCAGATGCTACTTATACTATTGAAGTGGAATACTCTATTATGCCGGATCAATTAAGCTCCACTAATACCCAAACGTTTTTAAGTCAGAAGTTCCCTAATGGTATGCTTTATGCTTGTCTGATCGAGGCTTATGGGTTTTTAAAAGGTCCAATGGATATGTTGACATATTATGAAAATAGATATAAACAAGAGGTAGATAAGTTCGGTCTTGAACAATTAGGAAGACGTAGAAGAGGTGATTATACAAGTGGAGCTATTAGAATCCCATTAAACACTCCTTCAACAACTGATGCAGGACTGATTAAGTAGGAGATTATTATGGCAATAACAACTAGCGCAGTGTGTAATTCATTTAAAAATCAACTTTTAAGTGCAACTCACAATTTTACTCAAACATCAGGTGATAAATTTTATTTAGCTCTATATACTAATAGTGCTGCAATTGGAAAATCTACAACAGATTATTTAACTGGTGGTGAAACAAGTGGTACAGGATATTCAGCAGGTGGAAAACTTTTAGCTGTTGCTGGACAAACTCATAAATTATCAAACGATACAGCAATTGTTGATTGGACTAACCTTTCTTGGTTAACTGCTTCAATTACAGCTAGAGGAGCTTTAATTTATAATAACTCAGAATCTAAAAAAGCAGTTTGTGTTTTAGATTTTGGTGGAGATAAAACTGCTACTGCTGGAACTTTCACAATTCAATTTCCAAATTTCACAGATACATTAGCTATCCTAAGAATATCGTAAGGAGGTAGTTCCTTATGGCGAACACTTGGGGCTCGTTAAAGTGGGGAGATGGTCTCTGGGGAGATCAAGGATCCATTAGTGTTTCACTTACCGGTGTGGCTGCAGCTACTGCCGTTGGAAACGAATCAGCTTTTAATTTAACTGGATGGGGTAGAGATACTTGGGGATCTCAAGTATGGGGTGGTACTGATGATGCTATCACTACTGTAACAGGTGTAGGTGCTACTACCGCTATTGGATCTGTTGGAATAGAACTTGTTAAA